GTTCCTGATGACTTCTTCTGCGAATATGTTACTCGGTGTCCCTGGCGCAAGTGTGCCTGCACTTGCGTCTTGTAGCCAGACTGTTCAGTCTGGCGGTGCCAAAGGTGGTAGAGGACAGGCATCCTCGACCACCCCCGTAGGCGCCGCAGTGACCCCAGCTGCGTCTACGGGCCCGGCTGCAGCCACACCCTTGGCTGCAGCGCGGAGGGGCGCGCGCGGAGGCGCGCGCGCCAATCAGCGCGGCCGCGGTGGTAGGGTGACCACCGCGGGACGAGGAGCAGGAGGCATTGGAGACCAGCCACCTGTTCCTCGTCAGCGCGCCCCCTCGAAGCCAATCGAGGGTTTGGCCGCTCCTGCAATTATTAAGCCACCTAATTGCAGGATCGTTGGTGGGAAAAGCCCACCGGACCGTAGCTTGACCGGTCAGAAGGAGATGAAAGTGCCACGGCTTGAGCTGGATACTGCTCAGATGAGTTGTGCGTGTAGGATCTGTGACCCTGCGAAATGGACAGGGCATGGTGAGCGCAAATTCGGTAGCAATATCTGGGTTAGGGCCTATTGGCACAAGCATCAGCGCGACGGTAGGTACTGCGATGCCTGTTTCGACGAGGGGTCGTTGGGCATGCCCTGGCAGTACCCGTTTAGTCGCTGTCCTTATCATCCTTCGCAAGTGATCAAGTCAACCTTTACTTGGAGTGAGCCGCCGCGCGTAGCAGCTCATCTCCATCACCTCGGTTTCGGGGGAGGTTGGAAGGAGGCGAATTCCTCGGAGGTGGAGTCACCAACGGGGTCCGAAGGCGATGGTGTCGCCGACGATGAAATGGTGTCGGTGTCGAAACTTCGGACTGAAGAATCAGTATCCGAAGCTCCACCGCCACCGCGCGACGCGCCAATTCCACTTGGTCGCGCCATGCGAGCTCTGCTTGCTGCTGCTTGTGCGGCAGAGCGTTGCGTGGGACCAGCGCGTTGCGACGCACCTGCGGTGACCGCCCCGGCACCGCCCACTGGTGTGGCCCAAGATAAGGGTGATTGTTCGGCGTCAAGCTATAGCGAACGCGTTAGCACTTATTGTGATTCGATCGTGACGGCGGCTGGGAAAGAGTTTGAGGCTCCTGTCCCGGGCGGCCAGGTTGAGATCGCGAGAGGTGTGAATACGCACGCTAAGCTCGCTGGCCAGAGAGCTGATGCTGAGGCGCTTGCCTACGGCCTTGTTGGCCGTATGGTTGGAGCTCAGACTCTCGTGGTGGATGTTGGTGGTGGTGCTGGTTCTGTCAACCGCAACCACCAGCAGGGTAAGAGAGCGGTCTGGAATATGTTCCCGCTTTTGGATTCTATGGATGAGCAGCGTTGGGCTGCGGTCAGTAAGAGTCTGAAAGTGGAGAATTCCGGTAGCACGTTCAGATGTGGGCGTGTGGTTGGTTGCCACTGCAAGTTGAGTGAATGCCAACACGCTCCCATGCAACACCCTGCTGGGCAAGGACGTGTGTTCTTGTTTAACCACTCCATCTACTACATGCAAGATGCCGACTTTGCGCGGTTGCGCATTGGCGATACTGTGATGGTTATCGCACACCTCTTCGATGGGTCTTCAGGGTCTTTTTCGGACGAGTTTGATTGGGTGAAAGATGGAGAGAACGTGCATATGTTCCCCGCCCGCGGTGTGGCTGGTACGCATTATCGGCACCGTGATGTCACCAATTTCCTGCAGACTGGTTGGTCCGCGGGAGGGCGCTCGTTCGTGGGGTCCTGTGATAACCGAGTGGGGGATACCTGGGTTGGGATGTTCCATGTTGTGCGTGAGAGGGGCCTTCCGCAGTGGACGCCTATGAAGAGATCGCGAGTGTATCAATACATGCGCGGACTTCTTGGTGTTGACACAAGGCGGATTGAAGAGCCGTTTGGGAAGTTGAGTTCTGCCACGAAGAACATGCTGGTTGCGTTTGTGAAAGATGGCGCTGACACGGGTTGCCATGATTACATCCGCACTGTAGCCTGTTCGGCGATGATGGGGAAACTCGCTTCAGGCGGCTTGGGCACGGAGCAAAGACGTGCGGCGATTACTAGTGTTGCTGCGAACCTGTCAACGAGGTATCATTTGGATATGCCTCTGGCGCGCAGGTACGCAGTTTACGCTGCTGATGTTTCTCGCGAGGCTTTCCACGACATTGATAGTGCTGTCAGTCGTGATGATCTGCTCTGGAAGATCTTAGAGTACTATCGTACTGCTAACTTTAAGACTGCTGTTGCTGCTTCACTTTTGGGTGTCGTAGTTACTATGCTTATTGTACAGCGTTTTCCTAGTACCCTGGGGTCATGTGTGAGTAGTTTTGCCTCGCTTTTCAGCACGGATACACTTGGCGCTGCATGGAGTGCGACTTCGACCACATTGCGTGTGGGCTTTGTCGTTGCCGTGCTGACGTACTTCCTCTTGCGACGCCGTGGGCGTCAACTGTAGGTGGTTGGCTCCAAGGATGAGTTCGGGCGGTTGATATCCTCAACTGCAGTGGAGATACCATTCGGGTGTGGTGCCTTTGCTGCAGATGTCACCGATGCAGTTTGCCTCGGGTTTGGGGATAAGAACCTCCTTGGAGATCATGTGGCCATACGCTCGGTTCCTGGAGCGTGTGGCATTCACCAGCAATCCGGTGCCACTTGTCTAGGGTTGACAACCCGGGTTGCTTTCGTGCTTGCGTCATGTGGCGCGAACATGCACCAAGCTTTGTGCACGCGCCACGGCCAGCCTTACCCAAAGACCGCTGCAGATATCATGGATGCCTATCCTCGATTCGCCGCAATTTTTGCTGCGATTTCCACCGAGTATATGATGTCATCTGTGAGTATGCGTGGTGATTGGGAGAAGAAATGGCCAGGGTCCAAATTATTGTCGATTCTAGAGAGTGAAATCTTCGACATTTTCCAGCCTTCAAAGGTGAAATGCTTCGTGAAACGCGAAGTTTACCACAAGTTGCCGACGAAAGCTCGTCTCATACAAGCGTATAGCCGACTTGTTACACAAGCTCGCTTTGGCCCAAATTGTTGGGTAATGCAAAAGCTTTTGTCTCATGTCGTGCGGCGTTTTGATGTAGGGGACGGGATAGACGTCACTTTCGCTTGTGGATTGAATGGACTGGATTTGAGCATGTGGATGGATAGCGTCGTTCAAGACGGCGTCATTTGTTTCGTTGAGCGAGACGGTGAGCGCTGGGATAGTACGATGAACCCACTTTTGTTGGAGTTTAAGAATCGACTTTACTCTATTTTGGACAGGGAATTCGCCGGCTTTGCCGACCAGTGCATTTGGTCTGCTGGCGCTGCTCGTACCGAGCGTGGTGTTTTCAGGTATGCGGTGGGGGGCACTGTTAAATCTGGACATAATGACACCACGTTGGGCAACAGTCTTATCAATGCGGCTATAGCTGTGCTTGCTTGCCTAGAGTTAGGCATTAGAGCTTCAGTGATTGTCGCAGGTGATGACATGCTCCTTGCGGTATATGGTGAGGTTGATCTCGCGAAGTATTTGGCAGTTGAGGCTAAGTACGGGATTATACCTGTTGGGGCCAAGTTCTACCAGCCTAAGCATGTGTCGTTCATGTCTGGTGTCTGGGTGGAATCAAATGCGCGGTTTTGGTTTGTGCCGAAGCCTGGACGCATGTTGGCTCGACTTTGGTGGACTGTCAATCCACCGACTCGCAAACGAGTTGACCGGTACAAGCGCGGTGTGGCCCGGGGACTTATGCCTACTTGTGGCAAGGTCCCGGTCATAGCTGATTTGATTGTGCCATTCGACACGGAGGGCGAGGTGATTTTGTCGGATAAGGCCAGGATGTTTGGGGTGTGTGCTTACGATATCAAGGATGATATCTGGGCGGCGTTCGCCGCGCGTTATGGACTCAGCGAGTTCGAATTGCGCGCGACTTGTAGCCGTTTACGTTCGTTAGCCAACCATGTTGGTTGGTATCGTGACGACGTTACAGATCGTATCATGACCGTTGATTTAGCCGACCCGAACGAGAGGCCTTGTTTCTAACAGGATACATTTTCGATTTCATAAACCATGGAAGCAGAAATTTCCAAACGTTTAGCACGATTTGGTATTGATGGGCCGGGGCGGGACTGGCTTGTCAAGTGTCTTGATCCCGCGTGTGCAGCCATTTCACCTGGGCTGCCTGACAGCTCCGCCTATGCTGTCCTCAGACCTGAGTATAGAGTAACTCAGGTTATCAATCCTCCCACGTCCCTTGGTTCGAATGGGATGTGGGATTTGTACATGTACACACCTCCTGGTGATGTCAATGGCCTCATCTGGGCCGCCGCGCCATCTCCGGCGGATTTCACTGGTACGTCCCCACCTGCTGGGGCAACAACCGGGTATATTCAGCTCCAAGAGCCGATTGACCTCCAAGGCGCTTACGCCTTTGTCGGTGTTGGAACCACCATCACGTCCACTGGCGGTGTGCGTGTTGCGTCAAACTTACCTCAAGCCTTTCGCCACCAGTACAAGTCGGTTACTTGTGAACTGATTGCACCGGCGGTGGCTGACCAAGGCACGGTTTACGCTGCGCAATACCAGCCTGTGATTGGTGGCAAAACGCTGACTTACACCGGCGTACCCAACGTCGCTGCGGGGACTGAGAACTTCGTTAAGGTGTGCCCAACGCGCATGCCTCTTAATGAAGACCAACTCACCCGCATGTCCGTAGGGTACTATGAAGGTCGAGCAGTAGACGGTTTATACTTGCCACTCAGGCTGTGTGGACCGTCACAACCCTTTGCAACCTTCACCAGTGATTACCTAGCTCTGTGGAATGCACCTACATCACCCAATCCTGGACCTTGCACTTTCATCACAGAAGTATCTTCTGTCCCATTCCCTAGTTCTCTACAGCCTAATCCCGTTTGGTCCGGTATGGCGGCGATTGGCTCGGGCCCCCTTTCCTACGCTTGGGTAGGTGAAGGGGCTCTGAATGCCAATTTCGCCTCTGGGTCCAACATTCAGGGATACGATTCCGGCTATGATAACACCAATCTTGGTGTGATCATATTTCGCGGTCTCGCCGGCTCTGTCGCCGGGGGTTTTGGAGCTTCAGTGCAGGTCAAGGTTATCGCAGGTTTTGAGGTTGTCCCTTCTCCTCAATCTGCTGATCGTGTTTTTGTGGAACCTGCGGCGTCTTATGACCCGAGGGCTCTTCAGACTTACTACGCCATAGTCTTGGAGCTCAAAGACGCATACCCTGCAGCCTACAATGACATGGGAGGTTTTCTGGACATGTTGGAGAACGTGGTGAGCACGTTGTGGAAGCCGGCCCGTTCAATCATTGATTTGATTGGCGGGCTGGGAGGCATGGCCGGGTTAGGGAGTACCGGTTCCGTTCGCTTAGGTGCGAAGAAACTTGGGAAACGACCGGTCGTGGCGCCGTTAGCTGCGACGAAGCAGCCGCGCAAGAAGCAGGGCAAGCCGCTGGGTCAACTCACGGCTTCCAAGAGTCCCTCTATGCGTTTGGCTGGGTCATTGCGCAGGAAACGCAAGGCAGCAACTACTTTCGCACGTTGATGGGGTACGACTAGTTTCCAAGGCGTACCTGGTTCGTTTCGATTACACAGCCGTGAGGCTGTGTAGCTTTGCTATCATGTCGCATCGGGAGACCGATGCCGCTGATTTTTATCAGTACCAATTCATGGGCCGCTGGTAGCTGAGCGAAAAACAAGAATACGAGAAACCAGATACGACCGGCTGTATTGTTCGTACACGCGCACCCGTCAGCGCTTTTCCTCCCTTCTTTTCACTTGCCTCAACGCAATTGAGACCTTCTTTCTCACTCGCTTAGACTTTATCTGTTATGCCAC